CATAATTACCTGGGCGGTCAATCTCACCCAATCCAGTGTTAAACGCATCATCCCACTGCATTGTTGGATCAGTATCTGCCCAGGTTAATGCCCCTGGGACTGACTGCCATTGTGACAATAAAACTGTTTTTAATATGTTGTAAATCTGAGTGCCATCATGGGCTTTCGCCAATACGCCATTGGTCAATGATTTTTGTAATCTAGCCAATGCACCCAATGCAATGATTGTGACGGTTTGTGAATAAGCCACCGATCCGACATCAGTGACTGAAACTGCAACATCAACAATTGACCCACCAAATATCGGCACAAATGTGTTTGTGGAATCCTGCAATTCAACGGTTATTGATTGATTGATTTCAGCCAAAATGGGGGATTGATCCAGGTTAATCAATTCAATGTTTATGTATCCCGCTTGCGCCTGGGTGTAGATGTTTGTGCGCCCGCTGGTAATGCTTAGATTGGCAAGGATTGCAGTTGTGTAATCAACCCCATTGATTTTGACCCGCCATACTGGATTCCAAATGCTCATCAGAATCCCGCGTAGTTTCCAGCACCGCCAGTGCCTCGGTAATAAGAATCATTTATGATGCCAACAACCGCCCGCGCAGCCGCTTCGGGATCGCCTACAACTCCCATATTTACTGTCACCATTGGGTTTGCACCATAGATGCCACCTGCTAGGGGATTGACTGCCTGGGCTTGACCAAATGGTGTGCGGGGAGTGTTATTCACCTCAATTTGATTTAATGTTTCCGCTTGCTTAGATAAAACATCAAATTGTTTTTGTAATGCGTTTAATTGTGATTGCGCAGTTTTTGAACTTATTGCTCCGCTTTGTAACAAAAATGTTGTTTCAGCAATTTTGTCTGAAACGGTTGTTAATTTATTAACTAAATCAGGCAAATTAACTGCGGCTGCTGCATTACCAATTGCGCCACCTGCACTGCCGCCCGCGCCGCCGCCAGTAAAGCCACCACCACCACTGAATCCACCAGTTGAACCCCCAGTGCCTGAAACGCCTGCACCCAAATCCATTGGATTTCCTGAGCCATAAGTAAATGATGTGCCACCTGAACTGAAATCAGTTGAAACATCTCCATTTCTTGCCATTGCATTTGCTGTTGCCAAAATGCCAGCCGCAACCGCGGTGGCTGCTAATCCTGCGGCTGGGTTTAACGCAAAATAAGATGCTATACCAGCGACAATTGCTGATGCTTTCAATGCGTTGTAAGCAATGATCAATGTTTTAATTGCATTCACCAATGTGCTGATTCCACCAACAACCGCGGCTGCGCCAAATACGGCACTCAAAACAATACCAACTGCTCCAATTTCCTCTTTTAATCCAACTAATGTTGTTATCAAACTTTTTGCGCGCTCACCAAAATTATAGGCAGCCAATTCTGAATCTTTGAAACCTTTGACCAATGATTTATCACCTGTTAATCCTGCAACAAATGCTTCAATTGCCGGCACTATGTTTGCCAAAATGTATTCTGCAAATTTTGTTAATATGGGTAGCAGTGCAGTACCGACTGATTCTTTCGCTTCATTAAATCTGTTTTTCATTATTTCTAATTTAACTGACAATGTTTCAGATGATGCTGCGGCTGCGCCACCCCATAAGTCACTTAATCTTTGAACATTGTCTTTGAATGTCATTGTTTTAGCATCTGCGGCAGTAATTCCAACGCCTAATTTGGCAAGCCCAGTATCTTGTCCCGCGTATGCTTTACTTAATTGGGTGACAATTGATTCCAATTCCACGCCAGTCCCGCGCGATACATCAATGGCTAAATTCAGAATATCCTGGGATTTTGTAACATCACCAGTTGCAACGGCAAGTTTTTGAAATGCTGGGCGTAGTTTGTCATCAGCAATTCCAGTCGCCAATGATGTTTTACTAATGTACGTTTCAGTTGCCTGAATTTGTGCATCAGTTGCGCTGGTTGCAGTTTTTAATGCACTAGCCAATCGCAATTGTGCGGCTTCATCTTGGATTGCAGATTGAACTCCATCCACGACCAATTTGGTTGCATAGGCAGCGGCAGCAGTAGCAGCGGCAGCAAACGCCAATGCAGATTTTTGACTGAATCCAATCAGTCGGCTTTCAAAATCTTTTACACCTGTTTCGCCATCTTTTAACGCATCAACTAGTTGTTTTGTTTCACCTAGAATTGATAATTTAAGCGTGCGCGATTGACCAGCAGCCATCACCACTCCTTCACTATCTTGTCAAATGATGCTTCCCATTGATCAATAATGTATTTTTGATTTGACCTTAATGTTGGATAAATAAACCAACCGCGCGAACCTGCGCCATATTTGCCTGACCAATTGGGGAATTGCTTATATTTGTTTGATCCAAATTCATAACCGCCCCATAGTTGTTGAGTTGTGCCACCACCGCTTAATTTTTGGCGGGCAAACCCAAAACTAATTTCACCTATTTTGGATGATTTAACAACTGTTGATCCTTCTGCAATTATGTTGTCGGCACGGTTATTTGTGAAACTTGCAGCATCAATAATTTTCTTTTGTAGGTATTCCGCTAATGCGCCACCTGATTTTTTGGCAGCATCAATTGCCTGTTCGCTCATTCCAGCAAATGATTTGATGATCAAACGCATTTCAGATTTATCATAAGCAACGCCATCATTGACATTCATTGCGTTTCTCCAAAATCTCTATTGCGGTTAATATCTGTTCAGCGGTTTCCCATTGATTCATTGGAATTGATGTGGCAATTGCCAAATCAACCAATAGACGGTTTAGGCTTCCGCGCTGATAACTTTTGGGTTTTCAGTTTCACCAACTGTCACATTGGCAACTGTTTCACACCAAATTTCATAAGATTTGATTGGCTTGCCAGCGGATTGGCGTTTATGGGCGTGATATGCCAAAAACATCAAGTCACTGATTCCAATCTTTTCTTGCGCTTGACCAATGGTGAAACCAGTTTTGATTTCCCATTTAAGCCATTCAGGTGGCTGGGCAACATAAGTTGCTTCCTCACCTGACATGTATTCAATTGTTATTGGTAATTTCATTTTGTTTGCTCCCGATCTTTAACTAGTCGTTGAGTAACGGAGTTGTTACGCAAGTGAATGACAATGAAACTGTTTGTGCATCAGGTGCAGTGCCGCCTGCGGATGGCAGAATCGGTTGAACGCTGAATGTAAAAATCGCACCAGTATCGGCAGTCAATGAAACTGCTAAAGGTGTTTGAGGTGCAGATGTGGCAGCAGTCCATAAACCTTCACAAAGTCCAGCAGGTGAAACGCCCCAATCGGCTAACATTTCAACTGCAAATGTTCCCTGGGTATCAGTTGTGTAGTAAGCCTTGCCATCTAATGTTTGATAGGTGTTGATTGTTGATGCAACGGTCAGCGTGGCTGATGTTGCTTGCGCATCATAATTGTCACCATCAATTGTGAATGTGACATCACGACCTGTGATAATTGTTGTTGCCATTTATTTTCTCCTTATGCTTGATCTTGGTTGTAATAAGTGCTCACCGCAAGGTCAGCAATTAAAAGTGATGAGGTGTTGATGTTTGTTATTGTTGGGCGTTGCACATCTCCAACAACATAGCCATCAGGCATTACTCCTAGAATCTGAATAACTAGTTTTTCTAAATTATCTAATGCGCCAGGGTTTGAGTTGTAAGCAACCGCGGCAGTAATAACAAAATTCAATTTCACATTAACCGCTGATTTGCTGATTAAGGTTGATTCTAAATAAGGTGAATCAGGCACGATCACGCAGGCAGGCGGGATCACCGCTTCGGGCACAAATGAATAAACGGTTGCACCGATTGATTCCAGGGCGGTTGCTAACTCTGCGCGAACCTCAGCAATTGATGAACTCATTGGGCAATTGTTGCGGTGTCTAGGTAAGGGTAAAGCAATCCCATTTGGCGATTGATCATGCTGCGACCAGTGCGAAAAATTGTCTGGGCAAAATCAACACCCTCAGCAACTGATCCTGGTGCAATGACTGCCTGGAATATGTCAGTGCTTAAACCCAATAATGCATTTTTGATTGCATCATTGTTTGCATAAATCTCAGCAGCACTTGACCCATCAAGAACTGCTAAGCCAGCGGGGATGACTGGCGTGATTATCGTATCCGCTGCCTCTACGCTAGCAGTGAATTCATACACATCAGATGTTCGGGCATCAACCGTGTATGTAGCATCATAATCACCACAACCAGTCACAACAACTGATTGACCCATTACAAAAAGATTGGCGCGGGTTGTATAAAACTTTATTTTGTTATCTTTCACCTGATAAGAATCAACGGCTGATTGATATGCAACCAATAATGGCAACAATACCGATTCTGCACTGTTAATTATTTGCTCCAAATAAGGATCGGAATACATGGATTCACTCACGCCTAATACGGTGCGCAGTTGTTCAACACTTATCACATTAGGCATGAGCGATCCTCTCTGATTACGACTGGGTGCATTCGGGAGCGACTACACCCATGATTGTTAAGCCTTGTTGAACTTGTATGCTCCTGCACCGATCTTGGTTGCAGTTGCACCAAATCCGTAAAGCATTACGCCAATTTGACCATCAGTGATCAAGTTTGTGCGCAGTTGTAAAACTGGTGATTCATACCAAGTATAGGCATCACGATTGATGACATACATGCAACCATCAGTTGATTGTGCGGCAGATAGTGCAGTATCAACCCAAAGATCAATTCCATTCACTGATCCGCGTAGGCTGCGTGGTTGCGCATTTCCTGCTGCGTTTTGTGGTTGTAGTGCATTGTAAATTGGGCGACCATCAACATTCATTGCCATGATTGTGCCCCACATGCTTGGAGATACAACGATTGCATCAGCGAATTTGAATGTGTTTGCATAAACGCTTACTGCGCCCTTTGAAACCCAATCAAGCAATTCAGATGCAGTAATTGTTGCACCTGCAATTGTGAATGCAGTGTTTGTTGCTCCAGCCAAAATTTGACCTGAGTTGTATGCGTTAGTTGCACGCGCATATTGTGAAGTCAGATTTGAAAGAATTTCATTC